GGGCCAAGGAGATGATCGCCGCGATGGAGGCCAAGGGTCTGTGGCGCTCGCCCGGCGGCAAGACCCCCGAGGCCACGCTCTATGCGGCCATCATCCGAGAGATCGCCGCCAAGGGCACCGCCGCCCGCTTCAAGAAGCACGAGCGTGGCGTGTTTGTGGCCGGCAAGACCGGTTGACCCAAGCCTCCGCTTCATGATCAACCACCCCGGCGGCAAGCCGGGGTGGTTCTCCGGTGGCGCTGCGCGGACCGTGATACTCTGCCCCGAATGACCGCAGAGCTCCGATTGCATGGGAAGCCCGTCTCCAGCGTCTTCGAGCTTCTCGGTGATCGCGAGAACGACATCACGTTTAGTCTCGGATGGGCGCTCGCTCAGTGCGCGGAGTTCCGGGCACGCGTGGTCAATGCAGCGCTGCCTGGCTTCACGGACATCGTGACCGAGTCGGTTCTTCTGCAAGAGCATGGAGCAGGCGGCATTACAGACATCGAGATCAAGGGTCCAGCGGTTCACGTAATCATCGAGGCGAAGTGCGGGCTTGAGCTCCCCGGCATGGATCAGTTGACCCGATACGGCGAGCGCCTCGCACGCTCTCCGATGCCCGGCCGGGCCATCGTGACGGTCTCCTGTGCCAGCGCGGCGTTCGCTCGCACCCGGCTCCCGAGCGAAGTGGGCGGCTTCAGCTGTCGGCATATGTCGCTTGCCGACCTCGACGCACTTGCGAGAGATCGTCGCGGCACGCACGCGGAGAAGCGGCTTCTTCGCGAGTTGAGTCTCTACCTGAACAGGATCGCGCGCATGCAGGACTTGACCTCGAACATGGTGTACGTGGTAGCTCTGAGCCAAGACCGTCCAGCGGACTCGGAGATCACATGGCGCGAGATCGTCGACACGCACGGCAGGTACTTCCACCCCGTCGGCGGGAACTACCCTCGCGAGCCGGTCAACTACCTGGGCTTCCGGTACGGGGGCCAGCTTCGGTCGATCCGCCACGCACAGCAATGCGAAGTAGTCACCGAGCTTGGCGATCGCATCCCGGGCTGCCGGTTTCAACTTGATGGACCGCATTACCTCTACACGCTTGGCCCGGCAGTCATTCCCTCGAAAACGGTGCGCAGCGGGAAGATTGTGATGGCAAATCGCGTATATGCGGCGATTGACCTCCTCCTGACAAGCGACACAATCAGCGAGGCAGGCGAGCTCACTCGCCAGCGCCTTAGCCGTGGTTGAGGTCATTTCGACACCTCCGCGAAGGCGGGCAACCGCTCGGCCTTCCGCCCCGTGAACTTCTCCCACCGCTGCACGATGACATCGCAGTAGAGCGCGTCGAGCTCCATGAGGAATGCCCGCCGCCCGGTCATCTCCGCGCCGATGAGCGTTGAGCCGCTGCCGCCGAAGAGGTCCAGCACGTTCTCGCCCGGGCGCGACGAGTACTCCATTGCCCGCCGAGCGAGCTCGACCGGCTTCTCCGTGAGGTGGACCATCGCGTTGGGGTTGACCTTCTTGATCGACCACGTGTCCGGCACGTTGTTGGGGCCGAAGAATCGGTGCGCCGCGCCCTCGCGCCAGCCGTAGAAGCACCACTCGTGGTTGCCCATGAAGTCCTTGCGGGTCAGGACCGGATGCTCCTTGATCCAGATGATCGCCTGCGAGAAGTACAACTCCATCGCCTTGAGCACCGGCGGGTAGTTGGCGCAGTTCGCGTAGCCACCCCAGATGTAGAACCCGCCGCCGGGGATGAGCACGCGGGCGATGTTCCCGAACCATGCCGCGAGCAGCCGGTCGAACTCGTCGTCGGAGACGAAGTCGTTGGCCAGCGGCCGGTCCTTGGCGCGCATCTTCTTCGTGGTCGGCTGGGCCTTCTCGGGGTGCCTCGCCAGGTCCATCGACTGGTGGTGCGTGTTCTTGCGGGCCAGGCGCTCGCGGTCCTTCTTGCCGCGCTCGCTCTGCGAGCGCTCGCACTGCAGGTCCTCGCGCCGCGAGAAGGACGTGATGCCCGCGGCGATGGCGTTGTTGCTGCGCGGCTCGACCTTCACGTTGTACGGCGGGTCGGTGTTGACCAGATGGATCGGCTGGCCGTCGAGCAGACGGTCCAGGTCCTCGGGCTTCGATGAGTCGCCGCACATCAGGCGGTGGTTGCCAAGCACCCAGATGTCGCCGGGCACCGTCGTCGCGGCATCGGGCGGCGCGGGCACGTCGTCGGGGTCAACGAGTCCTTCGGTACCGGCGGGAGCCATGATCGCCGCGAGGTCCTCGGCGCTGAATCCCAGCAGCGCGAGGTCGAAGTCCACGCCCTTCAGGTCGGCCAGCTCCAGCGGCAAGAGCTCCATGTCCCACGAGGTCAGCGACGCGACCTTGTTGTCGGCGATGCGCAGCGCCTTGACCTGGTCCGGCGTGAGGTCGTCGGCGCGGATCGTCGGCACCTCCTTGAGCCCGAGCTTCTGCGCCGCGCGGAGCCGCGTGTGACCGGCGATGATGATGTTGTCCGCGTCGATCAGGATCGGGATCTTGAAGCCGAAGGCCTCGATGCTCTTGGCGACCGCGTCGATCGCGGCATCGCTGATGGTGCGGGGATTGCGGTCGTATTCCTTGACCGCATCGATGGGCAGCGTTTCGATATTCACAGCGATCTCCGTTGGGACGCGCGGCAACAAGCGCCTGCGCGTGGGGCGTCGTGGTGGCCCGCCGCACATGCGGCGGGTCCGGGGATGGCTGGATCGCTGGTTGGCTGGTTCGCTCGGGCTGACGGGCCCGTCCGGGGGCGTTCAGCGCCCCGACTCCGGCCCGCTACGGGCCCCGCCCGTTGGCCACGGGGTCGCCCACGTTGGCCCACGTCGCGTCCTTGGCGGGGCCACGTACCAACCCCGCCAGACGCCCGCCCCGCGCTCGGACGGGCGAAATGGCTATACCTTCCGGCTTGTTGGCGAGCGCAAGGAAAACGGGATGCCTCGGAAAAGTGGGGTGAGGCAGCCTTGAAGCGCCGCCGCCCACGTGCAGGAGGTCATCCCGATGGCGCAATCCTACTCGACGAGGCCGGTGGAAGCGGTGGACGCGGCGGACGTGGTGAAGGGTCGGGACGGCCAGGCCTTGGCCATCGGGGCCGATGTGAGCAAGGCGGACCTGCGGCTGGTGCCGCGCTGGGCGGACGGGACGTTCCTGCGGCCGATCCGTGTCCGCCAGCCGAGCCAGATCGGGCTGGGCATTGATCTGCTGCGGAGCCTGGGCGCGGGCCGCGACATGATCGTCGCGCTGGAGCCGACGGGGCGCTACGGCGATGTGTTCCGCCAGGCGTGCCATCGGGCGGGGATCGCCGTGCACCGCGTGAGCGCCAAAGTCTCGCACGATTACGCGAAGGTGTTCGACGGCGTGCCCAGTCAGCACGACGGCAAGGACGCGGCGCTGATTGCCGAGTTGGCGGCGATCGGCAAGAGCAGGCTCTGGCCGTGGCCTGCGGCTGACGACTGGGAGCAACGGCTCGCGCTGGCCGCGGACCTGGGCGACGCGTACCAGCGGCAGATGATCGCGTGGTTCAACCGTCTCGAGGCGTGGCTGGCGGCGCACTGGCCGGAGATCCAGAAGGACCTGTGGCTGACGAGCCAGACGCTTCCGCGCATTCTGCTGCACTACGGCGGGCCGCAGGGCCTCGCGGCCGATCCCGATGCGGCCGACCGGCTGAAGCGTTGGGGCCGCAACATGATCACGACAGAACGAGTCGCACGGATCATGCAACTGGCACGAGAGACGGTGGGCGTCGAGGTGAGCGAGCCGGAGGCGCAGCGTGTTCGGCATTACGCCGCCGAGGCGATCCACGCCAAGCGGGTCATGGGTCGCTACAAGGCCGAGCTGGCGGAGTTGGCGATGCAGCACCCGGTGGTCAAGCGGATGGCAACGGCCGTGGGCGCGGCGACCGCGGGCGTGCTCTGGCTCGAGGGCGGCGACCCGGGCCAATACAGCTGCGGTCGGGCGTATCTCAAGGCGCTGGGGCTGAATCTGACGGAGCGTTCCAGCGGCGCGGTGCAGGGCCCGCAGCGCATCAGCAAGCGCGGCTCGTCGCGAGCCCGGCGCTGGCTGCACTTCGCGGCCATGCGGCTGACGATGGAGGAGCCGATCAACCGCTGGTACGCGGCGAAGATCGAGCGCGACGGCGGGATCAAGAAGAAGGGACTGACGGCGATCATGCGGAAGCTGGGCCTCGCCCTGCACCGAATCGCCAAGGACGGCGTGGACTTCGAGCCACAGCGCCTGTTCGCCGGCCGCCGCCGGCGTCGGCGCAGTCAACGGTCGGCGGGTCAGGAGGACCACAGCCTGGAAGCGTGAGCAGGAAGCTCTCGGTGTGATGACGTGGAACGCGTCGGCTCTGTCCGGCCACCTCCGGAATGTTTGTCCTGTGGGCACAGCACCACCCCGCGAAATGTCGAGGGGCCAGGACAGAGCCGCTGGATTGAATCTTCGATACTGCCATGCCGATGCTCGCCGCAACTCCGTGCGCGGCGCGACATCCGAAGCCGAGCAAGGCCGAGGTACCCCAGCCGTGACGTCCCAGGGCCGGCCCGTCCCCCACGCATCGCACACGCCGTCGGGCACGAGCACAGACACGGTTGCACCGCAGCCCGCGGGAGGGGTAGAGTCGGCGCGGCGATGCATCAGCCCCTCGGGGCTGATGCATCGCTCCCTGTGTTCTCTGCTGGAATCGCGGAGAGACGTCATTCCTTCATCCCCTCCTTGACTCGGACAAGAGCAACAAACTCTGTCGTCAAGCGCGGCTGTTCCCGCGGGGGTAGCCTCGCGATTCCTGGCAGAAAGGAACCACTCCCCCGCGCCCCGCGAGCCGTTAGGCTCCCGCTAGGCGCGGCCCGACCCGGGGCCGGGGAAGAAGATGTTGAAAGAGAGAGATTCTTCAATCTTTCAATACCTCCCTTACGCCCATGTCCGCGCCCGCGCGTACGCGACCCGCGTGCGCGCGCGGTGAATGGATGAATGATTGAACTATTCGGCTCATGCCAGCACATACCAGACCCTCGGCCGCGTCGCCGTCGACTCCTCTTCCTGCCGCAACTGCTGTGTTTCCAGGAGGTTGTCGATCACTTCCTGCCGCTCCCGCTGGGTCAGCCACTGCGTTTTGCGGCAGAGTTCACTGCGGGAGATCTTTCCGCCCGCCTTGCGCACCACCCGCACCACGCGCTTCTGCCGCGCGTCGAACACGCCGTCGGCAACCCACTCGTGGGCGATGTAGAGCATCCGGCGGGTCAGGTACGACGACAGCTCGCACGCCCAGCGGGCCGCGTCTTCGTCGATCACCGGCTTCTGGGCGTTCGCGGAGCACGCGAAGATCAGCGCCAGGCGGCACGCCTTCTCTTCGGCCCGCGCCCACAGCGAGCGGCCTGTCTCGTCCGGTTTCCCCAGCTCGGTGTCCACCATCGCGGCGAGCGCGTCGAACACCGCGCCAGCCTCCGGCGTGGCCTCGACCACGATCGGCTGGGGGTGCTCGGGGGCGAGGTTGCCGCCGGGCTTGAACGATCCCCACCACTCGGCGGCCTGCTTGATCGCGTCGGGGACTCCCGTGGCCCGGGCGCGCTGCCGCGCCGGGGTCTCGGCCGCCTCGAACACCAGCAAACGGGCGATAAACCCGTCGCTCAGGCTGTCGGCGGTGAGCGACTCGAAGAAGTGTTCGGGCACGGTCGTGCCGTACACGCTCACGCACGGCTGATCGACCACCTTGTTCCGCTTCTTGTCGGCGTAGGCCTTGCCGCGGAAGACCGTGTCGGCGCTCGAGTACAGCTTCATCAGCGCCGTCAGAACGTTGAACAGGTGCGGGGCCTTCTTCGGGTCGCCGATGGTCCGGAGGAAGCGGCCGAACTCGTCGATCTGGAACAGAATCGCCGGCTGGGCCTCCACGGCGGTGACCAGCCCGGCATCGGACGCCAGGTCCTCGTTCCCCTCGTGCTCGACCATGTCGGCGGCGAACAGGATGTTCTTGTTCACCTTGCGGGCGTTGTCTTTGCCAGCGCCGGAGGGCGCGACGCCGACGCAGTAGACGTTCGTGCGGTTGCCGCGCTCGTCCCGCACCTTGCGGGCGGCGAGCACGGCCTGGAGGCAAATCCCCGCGGCCAGCGCCAGCACGGGCTGCGGACGCGTCGCCGTGGCCAGGTTGTGCGCCACGACCTGCTCGATGAAGCCGGGGACGCGGAGCAGTTGGTCCGGGAACGGCCCTGGGTCGGGTGGACGCACCGAGCGGGGCCGCTCGCCAGCCGCGCGCCGGCGCTCGGGATCGAACCCTGATAGGTCCACGCCGCCGAGGTCTTCCTGGTGCTGGGCGTCGCGCAGCCAGCCGTGCGGACGGTCGTGAGGCTTGCTCGCCGCGTCGCTGACCTTGTGCCGCAGCTCCTTCTCCGTCCACGGCGGTTGGCAGCGCGGGTTGTAGCGGTCCCACAGCAGCCCGAACGCCGTCTCCGCGTCGAGGCCGAACCCGTGCACCATCGCCGTCGCGGCCGCATACGTCTGGCTGTGCCCACCCGAGCCTGAGATCGCCGGCGGGATGCTGTCGAGGTAGGCAGCGGCCCTTCGAACCAACGCATCCCCGGCGGGACACCCGGCGAACGCGGTGCGCGGATGCGCGGATTCCGGCGCGGATGGCGTTCCTGCCCCGTGGATGGGCGTGGATTTCCGCGCGGATTCCGCGCCCGCCGCCCTTCCCGCCCCCTGGCGTCGCCCGGCGATCACAGCCTCGGCAAGTGCCGCAACGGCCGCGGCAAGCTCATCCGCATCAACCACGGCGGGCTCGCCTACGAGCGGGTCGTACGGCTCCCCGCTGGGGTGAATGCTCGGGCCAACAACTGTCTGCGCCCCGGTGCTGCGCAGTTCCACGATCATCTTCTTCGACGCCGGGTCTTGGTGCTTGCGGGTCTTGGCACCCTCGCAGACGTACCACCAGTGCGACGAGGGCTTGCCGGGCCGTCCCGACTTCGCGCCCGTCGGCGGCAGGAACGCCGGCGCGAGCGCCACCGCTTCCTCGCAGTCGAGATCCACGTCCACAAGCCAGCCGCTCGGCTCTCCGAGCAGGACGCCGATGTTGCCGGTGCCGTTGAAGTGCTGGGGTAGGTCGGCCTCGGAGAGGCGCAGATCCGTCCACCCCTTGAGCACGGGCACCTTTGTCCCCGCGGGCACGGGGATCGGCGCGTAGCCGCGCGCGAGGTACCACCGCGCCGCGTCGAGAAGATTGGACGGGCCGTTGCTCATCGGTTTACTCGTCGTCCCCCTTCGTCTTGACGCCGGCGCCCATGATCTTCAGCGCGTGCGCTGCGTTCTCGCGGTCCCGCTTGCTCGCGCGGTAGTCGAGTAGGCGGTCGAGGTCCACCACCGGCTTCACCGCGTACTCGAAGCTGAAGTCGTCCTTCGCCAGTCCGACGGCGTGCGCGAACGCCTGCGTACAGCGGCTGGAGCGGTGAGTCCCCGCCGCTGCGAGCAGCAGCGGTACCTCGGCCCGCGTCTGGCCGTGGTACATCAGCCCGCCGACGCTGCGGGCCAGCAGCGAGCCCACCCCCTTGGCGTCGCTCTTGTCGATGGGGGCCGACGCCACATGCCGCCCCAGCACGCGGCCATCCTTGTCCGTCTCTTCAATCGTGATCGTGATCATCGTGAACTCCTTGTTCAGAAGGGAATCTCGTCGTCCGGGATGCCGTAGGTGGTGCCAGCGGGCTCGTACTCCGGAAGCCCCTCGTCGCCCTCAAGCCGCGGCGGCCTGTCGCCCAGGCGATGCGCCACCACCCGCTCGAACTGCTCGCCGGCCTTCTTCTCGACCGTGATCGAGAGCGCCGGCGCGAGCGCCCCGGCCCGCGCGAGCTCGACCGCCTCCTCGGTGCCGCCGGGAACGGGCTCGACGGAGCGCATCCGCCACCACGCCTCGGCCTTCGTCCTCGCGTAGCCGGTGTGGTCGAAGCAGACCCACTCGCGGAAATAGTGGTTGAAGCCGACGCGGTACTCGACCCGCATCGTCACCGGCGCGGCCGGGTTGCTGCGCTTCATGTGGACGTGGTACGTCGTCTCGCTGACGTGGTGCTCCTCGCGGGTCGTCTGGCCCGAGAGGATGCCCTCCGTGCTGGCCTGCGCCTCGTGCTTCTGCCGGTTGGGCTCGGGGAACTGGTGCCCGCACTCCGGGCACGTCTGGTAGCCCGCGGCGATGAGAGCGTGGCACTGCGGGCATTCCTTCGCCGGCGCCTCGCCCTCGCCACGGTCATCCGTGGCGAGCTGGATCGCGTCCACGGGGCCGTGGCGCAGCACGTTCCCGCCGAAGTCGAGCACCAGGCAGTCGGCCTTGCCCGGGTGCATGCGGAAGCCCCGCCCGACCATCTGGTAGTAGAGGCCCGGCGACATCGTCGGCCGCACCAGCGCCACGCAGTCGATGTGCGGGGCGTCGAAGCCGGTGGTGAGCACGTTGACGTTGCAGAGGTACTTGAGCGCCCCGGAGCGGAAGCGGTCGAGGATGGCGCTGCGCACCCCCGCGGGCGTGTCCCCCGACACGAACCCGCACTCGACGCCGTGCCTGGACTTGAGCACCTCCACCATGTGCTGCCCGTGGCGGATGCCCGACGAGAAGATCAGCGTGGCGATGCGGTCCTTGGTGTGCTCGACGATCTCGGCGCACGCGCCCTCGACCAGCGCGTCCTTGTCCATCAGGTCCTCGACCTCGCTGGCGACGAACTCGCCGGCGCGGACGTGCAGGTCGTCGGTGCTGACCTTCTGGAGCCCGGCCTTCGTTCGCAGGGGCGACAGGAAGCCCTGGACGATCAACTCGCGGACGCCGACCTCGAAGCAGACGTGGTTGAGGATGTTGCCCGGCTCGCAAATGGGGCCGGACTTCATCCGGAACGGCGTCGCGGTCAGCCCGATGACCCGCGCCAGCGGGTTCACGACCTTCGCGTCGGCGATGAACTGCCGGTACATCCCCTCGCCGTCGGGCGGGATGAGGTGCGCCTCGTCCACGATGAGCAGGTCCACCGGCCCCAGGTCGCACGCCCGCTGGTAGATGGACTGAATCCCGGCGATGGTGACGGCGTACCCGAGGTCCTTGCGTTTGAGACCAGCCGAGTAGATGCCCACCGGCACGTCCGGCGCGATGTGCCGGAGCTTGTCCGCCGCCTGCTCGAGGAGCTCCTTGACGTGGGCCAGGATGACCACGCGCCCGTTCCACGGCCCGACCGCGTCGCGGCAGATGGTGGCGATGACCGGCGTCTTGCCTCCGCCGGTCGGGATGACCACGCAGGGGTTGTCGTCGCGGGTCCGCAGGTGCTCGTACACCGCCGCGACGGCTTCGGATTGGTATGGTCGAAGTTGCATTAGCACGGTCCCTCCTCGAGCAGACGCACCCCGCGCGACCACGAGCCAACCTGCTCGTCGGTGTGCCAGCATGGATCAGGCCTTCCGGGGAGTGACCCGGTGAGCAGCAACGGACTGATCGAACGGCCCGCGAACATGATCAGTTGCTGCGGCCAGTCGGGTCGCTCCGGGGCCGTCGCGGGTGCGCTCCACTTGCGGTGCTGTTCCTGCATGTACGGCGCGTGGCATGCACTGCAGCAGAAGCCCTTGCGATACTGCGTGCTCCGGCACACCGGGCAGGGGGCGGTCATGCGTGGATCTCCGTCACCTGAACCCGGACTCGGCCGCCAGGGGTCACCCGGCCGCGTTCAACACACAGCCGGTCGATCTGCGAGTCGTCGTCGTAAGCCCCCGCCTTGGCGAGCGCGTCGAGAAGCGCCATCATGCGGTCTCCTTCGTAATGCCCCGACCGGCGTCTCCGCTGGCCGGGACAGGCGTTGCCGTGCTCCCCATCGCGGGGATAGGGCCGGGACGCTTTTGGGCCGTGGAACCGGTGCCCGTAGGAACTGAATCCCTCGCATGCGTCGCGGATCATCGCGCCGGCTCAGCGCGCCACGGCTACACCGGGTGGTTCAACTACGCTTCCACGGCGGCGTGCTCCCCGGGCCGACGCCCGCAGGCGCGCGAGCGCCGGCAGCGCCGCCTCCCCCGTTCCCGCCCTTCTTGGCGTAGCCCTTGATGACGTTGGTGAACTCGCCGTTGTCGTCGCGCTTCTTCAGGCCGACGTTGATCTCCAGCGGGATGTTGTGGAGCTCGACCGAGTCCTTCGGTGCCATGACCCCGACAGCGCGGCAGATTGCGGAGAGCTCGCCCCGCGCGATCTTGACCGTCATCTCGCTCTTGTTCTCCAAGTTGAGCCGCGCCCAGACGAGGCGGCCCTTGTACTCGCCATCGATGATCTGGAACGTCAGTTGGAGGTACTTCCCGCCGCCGGCCTTCGTCGGCTTCATCTCCGTCTCGGTGATGACGGCGATGTACTTGCCCGCGGGGATCGGGTCGAGGGCGACGGAGGGGTCCACGTTGTTCGCGTCGAAGTTGTTCAGGTTTGCCATTGGTCAGAGTCCTTTCAGTTCGTGATGGCCGCGCCCTCGCTGGGCGCGGCGTCGGTGTTCTGGGTGATGGGGGTGCTGGAGCCGCTCTCGCCGCGCGACGCGGCGACGTGCTCCGCGAAGACGCGGTAGTCGAGCGGCAGTTCCTCGGGCAGGTTCAGTCGGTTCTTGGCGACGTGCGCGGGCCGCTCGACGGTCCGGATGATCCGTTCGCCTGTGCCCACGCCGTTGTGCTTGGCCTTGTTGAAGGCCTCGTCCACCTTGACGGTAAGCACCTTGTACGTGGCGAAGAGCACCTCGTCGGCCCACTCCTGCACCAGCGCCGAAGCGAGCTTGTGCAGGCGGGGGCTGTAGCGGTCGTAGGGGACGGTCTCGGGGTTCTCGAACTTCTCGATCTTGGCGTGGGCGATGACGATCACGGTCATGCCGCGATCGCTGCGGAGCGCGTCGAGCGCCCCGAGCACGGTGCGCCACTTGTCGATGGCGAAGGCGTAGCCCTTCGCGTAGCCGATCTTCTCGATGCTCGGCGTCTGCTCGTCCTCGCAGACCTCGCTCCAGATCAGCCGCTCGAGCCAGTCGAGCGAGTCGATGACGACGGTCCTGTACCCGTGCTCGCCGGAGTACAGCGTCTCCAGCGCCGCCATCACGTCGCCGAGCGACTTGGCCAGCGGGAACGACTCGCATGCGATGTCGCCCAGGCCGTCCTCGGTCGGGATGAATATCGGGGTCTCGGCCATCGCGCCGAACGTGCTCTTGCCGATCCCGTGCGTGCCGTACAGCATCACGCGGCGGGGCTTGGGCCTGCGGCCCTTGGTGATCTGGTTCATCAGGGTGTTTGCGGTCATGTGGTCTCCATCAGGGATGAGGTCTTGCGGAAAGATGTCGCGGACGTAATCGCCTTGGCCAAGCCGCACGAGCGGCGGGCCGGTCGAGCGCGGAAACGTGGTGCTCACAGGCCCGCCTCCTCAAGTTCTCGCTCCGCCTGGTCGTGGCGACGGCGGGCTTCATCGCGCGAGGTTCCGCGTGAACGCCTGCTACGGCGGGGCGATGTGGGGGCAGTGACTTCGGTGGCTTGTTCGCCACGCTCGAAGTGGGCGGCGTCCGCCTCGGCAAGCGCGAGGCCGAAGGCGCTCAGCCATTGGCGCGTGGTGTAGATGCGGGAGCCGAAGCGCACATGCTTGAGCCGCACGCGCTGGCCGGAGGCCGCCTTGACGCCCTCGCGGCACCACCGCCACACGCAGTTCGGCGAAGGCCGGCCCGGGGCAAGTTTCGCCGCCTGCGAGAGCGTGATATGCTCCTCCGCAGCAGGCGCCTCATCGCTCCCGTTCGTTGCCTTTCCGATTGAGTCTTGCTGGAACACGTGGAACTCCTCGCTCGTCTGACCCGACCCTCACGGCGCTCGGGCTGCTTGCGACGGGGGAAGAATCCACGCTGTTTTGCGGCGGTAACTCCGTAACTCGAGTTACCGCGCGGCCCACCAACGACAACGGCCCTCCCGCGATGGGAGGGCCGTTGTTTGGAGCAAAGAATTTCTCAGGGATTGCTGGAGCGTAACTCCGACCACTACTCGGGAGCAGACTTCCCGGCGGGCCTGGTCTCCACTGCGGGGGGATCGACCAGGCCAGCAAGATGTGCCGCCGCGCCGGCGCGAAGCAGCGGAAGCTCAAACGGCGGCAGACCCAGTCGCAGCAGTCCGCTCTGCACGAACTCTCGCAGATACGGCCATGCGTTGTAGATGCCATTGACGCGACCAAAGACCGTTGCGTCAGCGTCGTCAACTGCGCCACGATCCTTCACCAACTCGTACTCGAGCCGGACGCGGGCAGACAGCGCGACCTGCTTGGTCTGCTCCTCCTGAATAGGCGAAGGCGCGACGAACTCGAATCGCATGGTGACTTCGAGAGTGTCACTCTTGCGGACGACTTTCTGATCCGCGATTCCGATCCGAACCTCCTGTTCCTTGCCGTCCAAAATGTCGTCGTATCTCGCGGAACACTCGATGAACCGAATCGCCATCAGTTCGAAGTGCGTTTGCGCGCGACCGACCTGGTCCATCACGACCTCAACCGATCGGAGGTCCTTCCGTCCCGCATCCGTGGTCGCCTCGCTCGTCACGCTGCAACTTCCTTCGAGGTAGTGGGAGCATCCATCCGTCGCATTGCGGGCCAGGCGGCCTGTCGCATGCCCCAGTGCGAGCTATCGAATCGAAGAGTCTGCGCGGGGCGGGTCGCGCACAGGGAGATCTCCTCGCCGATCTCCCCGAGTGTCAGATGTGCGGAGCGATCCAACGCGAACAGCAGATCGCTCAGCGTTCGAAGTGTGAAGTTGTTGTCGCCGCGAAGAATCTTGGTGACGAACGCCGACGACTTACCAATTCGGCGAGCGAGATCGGCCCGTGTCACTTCCTGCTCGTGCATGAGCGACGCGATAGCCTCAGTGGCCTGCATGATCAGCCGCTCCTGCTCGAGCGTCCGACGTCCACTCTCACTCGTCTCCAGCCTTTCAATCCACTTGGCCGTCATTGGCGATTCCTCGCGTTGCGATTCAGGTGTTCGTCTCGAATTCGGTTGGCCCGGTCCAGCTCGGACTCAGGCCACTTGTCTCTCTTCTTCTTGAAGCCGTGGGTCAGGTACCAGACATTGCCGACGCGGAACGCCGCCATCCGCGCCTGGTACTTCTTGAACCCGAAGATTTCACCTCGTTCCTTCTTGAACTGCTCATCGTTTGTGATCCTCCCCTGCTGGGTCATCACCTTGAATGCCTGCCTGAGCCCTGCTAACTCCTGCTCTGTAGGGGCATCCTTGCCGCGGGCGCTTTCCAGGAACTCCTTCGCTGGCATGGCTCCATTCGCGTCCACCGCGTAGGCGATCGTGCACGCCGGGCCCTTCAAAACGATCTGTTCATCGGGGATACCCGGCATGGGCTTTAACTCAAAGGTTAAGGCGAAAATGCTCCGATGTCAACCCTGAACGGATGGGAAGCATCTGTTCGGTTGGCCCAAGATATCGGGCCTGTCGAGCACGAATGTCCATTCCGGGTAGTCTACCCCACCCGCCGCATGATCTCTGCCACCTTCGACTGGTCCCGCTCGGCGTAGACCGCGTCCGTCACCCGGGCGCTCGCGTGCCCGAGCACCAGGGCCGATGCCTCCAGGCCGTGCGCCCGCCGATAGAGCGTCGCCGCGGTGTGGCGGAGCTGGTACGGGAACCACCGGTGCTCCTTCCTCCAAGCGACCAGGGCCGCTTTGAGGCCGGTCGAAGCGAGGCGCTGCCGCCACGCCTCCCGGGTCTCATCGTCGCGCTTGGCCAGCGGCGCGGGCGGCGGGAAGGCCACGTCGCAGGCGTACTGCACGGCCCGGTAGTACGCCCGCGCGTCGTAGCGGTCGCCCGCGGTCTTTCTCGGCTCGGCCTTGCGGTTGGTCCCCGCGCGGTTGCCGCACGAGAGCGGCGTCTTCCGCGCCGCGGCCCGTGTTGCCCTCCGCTCGGCGTCCGCCTCGGCGGGGCAGAAGAGGTACGCGCCCTGCGGGCGGTCCATGAACGGCTCGAGCACCGCCTGCGCCTTGGGGCCGAGGAAGAGCACGCGGTCGTGCCCCATGTACTGTGTCTTGTGCCGTTCGGGGCGGACCACCCATACGCCGTCGCCGCCGGAGGTGTCGATGTCGCACGGCCGCAGGCTGAGCAGTTCGTCGGGCCGGGCTCCCGTGAGCAACTGCAACCGCACGGCGGCAGCGACCGGGCTGGCCATGTACGGCAGTGTCTTCTCGACGACCTCGACCGGCACGGGCTTCACGACCCGCCCAGCCCGCGCCTCGCAGCGCCCGGGCTTGAGCGGGTCCACCGCCAGCAGCTCCATTCTCACGCTCGCGGAGACGATCTCCTGCGACGCGGCCCACTTGAATAGCCGGCACAGCCGCCGCACCTGCGCGTTGGTGTAGGTGACGCCCCAGCCCCGCCGGCCGCTTTCCTCGTCGTCACGGATCATCTCGTCGCGGAGCCGCTGCAGCCGCCGCGGTCCGAACGCGCAAGCAGGCGTCGAGCCGTACGAGCGCCGAAGGAGCCGGATGAGGGCCTTGAAGTGCCCCTGCTCATTCGCGTTGAACTGCGGCGCCCGCATCCGCCAGAAGCGGGCGCACAGCTCGGAAACGGTGATGCCGCCCGAGCCGTCCGGCCCGCCAGCGGCGGGCTTCTCGAAGTCCGGGTCGATCAGGCGACGGCCATTGGCCTCCCACTCGGCGACGACGCGGTGGTACAACTCGCGGCTCTCGGGCGACCCGTGCTCGCCCAGCCAGTAATCCCGCCGCCGTTTGGTCGCGGCGTCGGTCAGCGTGACGATGGCCTGGTTGCGGTCGTGGCGCTTGCGGTATCCCGGGGTCTTCGGCAAGGGGCACCTCCCGAAACTCCCGCGCGGTGCGCGCACCGCGCGGGAATCGTCTCGAGCTGCGCCCCCGACCGTCGGGGGGTACCCGTAACCTACGGGTTCAGCAAGGTTTATCGAAGCGAGGCGGACGGGACTCGAACCCGCAACCACCGGATCGACAGTCAACGGGGCGAATGCCCGAACCCCCGACAATACGCGGACTTGCGCGACATCCCGCCCGGCCCAGCAGCGCCGGCAGCAGCGCCCGGGGCCGAAACCCCGCTTCCACCCGACGTGGCCGCCGTGGTCGCGGCATGGCCGGCGCTCCCGCCCGCCGTCCGCGCGGGCATCGCGGCGATGGTGCAGGCTGCCACGCGGTGACGGGGGATCGCATGGTTCCTTCCCGCCGGGCGTGTCGACGTGAGGCCCGCGGGAACAGGCGCGGGGATAGACAGACTTTGTTTTGGATGTCCGGGTGGTGGCGTGATGTAGCCTCGCCAGGCCGGTGCCAGAGCGTCACTCTGAAGTGCACGCGGGCATGTCACCGCTCGGCGGCGGCGGCACGTCCAACCCGGTTGCCGTCCCGCACTCGGGACAACGGGCCAGGCCCGCGACCGGATAACGGCACCGCTCGCATTGCCCGCGCCGCCTTCGCCGCCCGCGGATGATCGCCATAAGAGTCCCCGGACCGAACACCAGCAACCACACTCCTGCCGCGTACGCCACCGAATCGACGGCAAGGCCCGCCCAGAGTGGCCGGAAGACCGTCACCGTCCCGTTCGGACGCGCGAAGACCGATCGACTTGTCCAGAACCATCCCCGGTAGTTGGGTCGTTCGTTCGGAACGGTTGGAGCATCCAGGACGATGACCCACGCCCGCAGCGGATACCCGGACTCGCACCTCAGGCCGTTCCCATACATGAGCGTGGTTTGCGAGCGGCGGTTGATCGCCAGCACCGCGACATATTCATAGCCGAACCCGAACTCAACCATGCCGTAGAGTTTGCAGTTCGTCGGCAACGGCTTCCACGTAACTCCCTCAACGGGCGGAGAGCGTCCGAATGTCGCGAGCGAGACGGCGGTTCGCTCTCGCGGCGACCAGCGAGCGCACATGAACGCGATGGCGAGTGAAAGGAACGCCCCGGATCCCAGACAGATCGTCGCGGCTCGGATGTTGCGGTGATCGGGCATCCCCATGATGCTATGGAGCGTGATCAAAGGCAGAGCGGTGTGGTTGCTTCGGGCCGCGTGCCGAGGTCACGACGGCGACAGTGGTGGCGAAGGGTTGCCTTGGCTACGCTGACGCGATGCGAGCGCATGTCGCACGTCTGCTTTTTGTCACATGGGGCGCACCGTTGGTGGGCATCGCGCTGGTGATGCTGTGGTGGCTGAGCGGCAGCCGCGTGTTCAACCTCAATGGGCCGTGGGGAGCGTCCGCGAGCATCACCGGCGGCAAACTGAACGTGGTGATCGACGCTGATGCCGCCTCCCGCCCGGAAGCGACTCGCACCGGGGTCCATACTTACTACTCGGACTATGAGTGGTGGTTCGATGGTGGGTGGGAGCCGAGGTTCAAGTGGATCGCGGTGCCGCTGTGGTTTCCGCTCCTGGTGCTCGTCGCGGCGGCTGAGCGTGCCTGGCGGGCCGATCGGCGCGACCTGCGGCTCACCCGCGCGGACTCTTGCCGCAAGTGCGGCTATGACCGCAGGGGCCTTGGTTCCCAAGCCCCCTGTCCCGAGTGCGGGGACACGCCGGTACGACGATGAGAACCGTCATTCGACCTCTCGGACCCCATTTCGACGCGTGTGAGGCCCCGCAGGGAGGCCAGCCGTGCCCATTTCAGCCCTCTCTGGCGCGGCGGGCGGCGGCGGCAAAGGGCCTTGGCAGCAGGGCGCCCTGTGATAGAATCAACTGACCCGTATTGCCCTTCGGTGGCTCGGGCAGGAAGAGAGAGGCGATATGTGCAATCGGCAACTGTCTGCGGGAGCGTTGGCGCTCGGGCTGGGTGTGACGTGCAGCGTGGCGATCGCGCAGCCGTGGGCGGTGGAGCGGCTGGGCTTCTACGACGCCGACCACAGCCGATCGAGCGATAACGGGTACCAGGAGAGCACCATCATCGCCGCCACGCGCGGCGGGTGGGTGTCGGGTTCGTCACGCCGGTACATTGAGTTCGGAAACGATGGCGGGAACAGCGCGTGGGTGTACCACCCGACGATGGGGACACGGCGCACGGGACTGTTCGACGCGGCGCACGTCCGTCAGAACGGCTACCAGCGCTCGTCCGTGACATGCCTGAATAATTCGGGCGTTGCCGCGGGCTTCTCGGAGCGGTACGCAGGGCTGACACTCTCGGGTCAGAGCGCGTGGTACTACAATCCTGCAAGCGGCGTCTCTGCCGACATCACGCTCCGCGACCCTCTCCACACCGACTCGGGCGGGTACCAATCCAGCAGCGCGCTCGCCCTAAATGCCTCCGGGATCGTCGTCGGCTCGTCGTTCCAGTATGGCGGCGGCACGCAGGCCGGACAGACAGCGTGGGCCTACGACCCAGTTGACGGGCATGAGCTAATGGGACTGGTAGACGCCGAGCACACCGCCCCAGGTGGCTTCACCACCAATACGCCGTCCCGTATCAACGATGCCGAGCAGATCGTCGGGACAGCCGGACGGTACTCTCCGTCAGGCGGCTCTCTGGGGATCTCGGCGTGGGTCCATACGCTTGGGTCCGGCTCGGTCCGAGTGGGGCTGTACGACGCGGACCATACAAGCGCAGCCGGCGTCATCTCAAACCAAGTGCGCGGGCTCAGCGATGCCGGGATGGTGTTGGGGACCGCGCCTCGCTACCGCGGCGGAACGTCGGCGGCGAACAACTCCGTCTGGCTCGGTGACCCCTCGGGTGCAACATCACGCCTGGGGTACTTCAACGCCGAACACACTGCCAGCGACGGCACGCAGCAGTCGGACGCCTTCTCACTGACATCATCAGGGTTCGTTGCTGGTCGGTCTCGGCGGTTCGATGGTGCGCCGGCGAATGTTCGCGGCTGGTCCGCATGGGTGTACCGGCCCGACGCGGGCTACCGCACGGTGGGGCTTCGGGACGCGGAGCACACTCGCCTCAACGGCTCGCGAATCAGCGAGTTCGCTGCGATAAACAACTCGGGGCAGGTGGTCGGCACCTCGAACCGGTACACAACGTCTCCTGACACTCAGGTCGGTGTATCCGCATTCTTCGATGACGCGGCGACGGGATCAGTCCGTATCGGCCTCGTGGACGCCGAGCACACACGTTCCGACCAGTTCCGCACCGTTGACAGCCTGACTCTTACCGATGGTGGCCTTGCCTCCGGCCGGTCTCAGCGCTTCGCGGGCTCGTCAGCACGTGGATGGTCGGCGTGGGCGTACCGACAGGACATCGGGACGCGCCGGCTCGGATTGACGGATGGGCTCTTCACGCACCCCGACGGCTCGCGCGACAGCAGCATCGTCGCGACGAGCGATGATGGATTCGTCATCGGAACGTCGACGATATACGTCTCCTTCAGCGATCAGAACGGCAAGCACGGGTGGTTCCACGATCTTCTCTCGAACACTACGTACGACATTACGGTTCCGGGTGCGCCGACCGACCTCATCTGGGTCCAACCGCAGATCCTGACGCCTTCCGGGCTCGTCCTCGGGCACTACCGCACGTATGGCTTCGGTGGGGAGTTGGTGGATGCAAGCGCCTTCCTCTGGTCGGTGGGCGGTGGTACGGTCGATCTCGATTCGCTCGTGCAGGGAGGTTTCCCCAGCGATGGGCTGGCCGGGCTGCGCGACGTTGTGAGCGTGAGCGACTACAACACGATCGTGGGGTACGCCGGGCTCGCTCCAGTGCCGGGGACGGGCGTCTACGCCCTCGTGCCCGCACCGGGAGGAGCGGCGCTGTTGGGGCTCGCTGGCCTGGTTGTTGGCCGCCGGCGGCGGTAAGGACTTCTGGCACAATCACCGACCCGTGCAGGCGTTCCCGGGCGCGGTTCAGGAAGGCGTCCTCGACGTCTCATGTGTTCACGAGGCGATATCTCGCCATCGCGGGTGCCCCTGGAACATCCTCGGGGCTTCGGCTTTCTCACGTAAACATGCCCTGGCAGGGGTGAGGTGACTTGTTGAAGGACGATTTTCCCAGATTCCGCCCTCAACCCGGTCCCGTTTTGCATAAAGGCATGGAGCGGGAAGTACCGACCCGACGGCAAATCCGTCCATCGGGGCGGGCAGATAGGCCGCCCGCGGCATAGGGAACGAGTAGAGGCCCGGCCCTGCCGTGTCGGTACATGGCGGAAAGGGGAAGAAAATCGACGGACCGGCGCGACAACCGGTCGTCCGGACGCGAGAGGTACAGAGGGAGAGACGTGCGGGCCGAGCGCGACAACCCGGCGACCGTCGGGTTAGGAGAAAGGTGACGGAGACGACGAATCGGCGCGACACTTTGGCGGCGTCGCGCAGATATAGGGGGTACCAGGATGACGACGCACCGACGGAACAGAATCTGCACGACCCTTCGCCACATCGCGGGCGTTTCGCGTAGATTCTCTTCAGGTCAGCCCGGTAGCCCGGCCTGATCGAACCAACCAACCACCCAGCCATCGACCCATCCATCCAGCCATTTCCGTGCCGCCGTGCGGCGTCGCGGCCAGACGCACACTGCGCCCGGGTTCCGGGCAGGAGGCTTGTCTATGCCATTGTCGAAGTACCTGATGACCCGCGAGCAGTACGACACCCACTGCCGCGAGCGGTTGGAAGAGGCGCACCCCAACGACCCCGCCGCCGTGGCCCGCGTCATGGCGCGGCGGTATCCCAAGTCCACCGAGCAGGCAGCGGAGGAGTTGAAGCGCCGCGGGCTGCGGATCGATGTGGACCAGTTGTCCCGCCGCGTGACGCCCGAGTTCCGGCAGATTGGGCGCAACTTCGTGTGGTTCGCCGACGACATCGACGCCGTCGCCGAGGACCTCGACCAGGCCAGCCGCCTGACCTACGACGCTCACTACCGCCGCGAGCAGGGCCTGTCCTACGCCGAGCACGCCGCCATCCAGAAGCAGGTGCAGGCCAAGCGACTGGTCGTCATGCAGGGCGTCGCCGACGCCGCGGGCGGCACGATCCCCGACGTGGCCGACGCCTGCAACCGCGTCATGCCCGATCCCCTCGAATGGGACGAGTGGGCCATCGAGCAGGCCACAGAGTTGACCCGTAAGTACCGCGAGTCGCTGGGGGTGACGCGATGAGCACTACCAACGAGATGATCATCGCGGCCACAGAGGTTGGAATCGAGGCTGCGGGAAAGGACGCCCGCCCTCGCATCAACATCGTGGCCTACTCGGGCGGGTTGATGTCCGTTCCCCACTGGGGACCGGTCGCCATCGACCTGGCGGGCCTTGAAGCGGGCGGCCAGGTGCCGTTGCTGGCCGACCACAACGCCACGGTCGGCAGCGTCGTCGGCCACGGCGAACCCGCCGTCGCCAACGGGCGGCTACTCGTGGCGGGCGTTGTCAGCGGTGCTGGCGATGCGGCCCGCCAGATCGTGGAGATGTCACGGAACGGCTTCGCGTTCCAAGCCAGCGTCGGCCTCGCGCCGAGCGAGCACGAGCGGGTGAAGCCGAACCAGTCTGTGGAGGTCAACGGGCGGTCGCTGTCGTCGCCGGGCGGGTTCACGCTCGTGCGCAAGGGGCGGCTGCGGGAAGTCAGCATCACGCCGCTGGGGG